GCGTGTACATGGTGATAGTACTTAAAGGTGGCTGCCCGTGTCTCCTCGTTGAGGTAAAGGTCCCTCATGGTTACAGAAGGCTGCTCCACTATAATATCAGTCAGCGTATGGATGTCCGTTCGCTTCCCCTGCCGAGGAGGTTGTCCTCCCTCGTACGGGCCGCTCACCCTTGTTTCAACCTTCGTACAATAAGTTCTGCATTGTTCATGCGTGCCCCTTCTTGCTTCGTGGTCGCTTCCCCTTAGACACGGAAGCAGACGGAGGAGGAGTACTTGAGAAACAGAGCGCTCAAAGAACAGGTAGAAGTGAAAGTGAATTGTTCCAGTCGTGGGAGCCGCCTCACGCTGGAAGCAGTAGTAACGCACTCGTTCCTCGTTGCGAAAGGCTGCTTCATAGAACTCATCTGTTCCCGTAGGATTGTTGAGAGTGATGAACCAGGCGCGAGTCCTCATGGTTTGAAAAAGATAAGGTTTTGGATTTGGAAGGTGTCCCAAGTATACGGAAGTTTCAATGAACTTTACTTTTTTCACCCTCTGAACCTCACACGGGAAGTATAGGAAATGTTTACGTCCGCCTCATCAGCTATACATATGATACCGATATTGTTATCGGTACAGGAAGACACGTTTGCTGTTGTAGCATCACACTGCACCCTCAAAGGCTCCTTGAAGTCGTAGTACATACTAAAAGGCGTCTTCCTCGCAGGTGCAGCAACAGAGACTAGCGTCACAGCAGTCTGGTTGTCGAGGCGCAGTACCTTGCTCACTTGCTTCAGCACTTGGAAGCGCTTGGAGTGTTGCAGGTTGCGGAAAGCCAAGACGTCGTCAGTTCCTCCAATGTCCATTATTTCACCAGGGGTTGCTTCTGCTCCATTTGTCTGCGTGTCAAGATACAGCACAACACGAACACGGATGTCTGCGTAGGGTTGTCCAGTAATCTTGCGCGGTTTCTCTATCAGTCCGTGCACCATAACCTTCGAAATATGGTATACGCGTCCATTTCGCTCTGATTCCCCTGTGCCTTCGAGTGGTACGCTCAGGCTGTGTGAAGCGGCAGGGTTCCTGCTCGCCCAGGTGAGAGGAATCGCTGTCACAGCCAGCTGTTCGTCGTAGAACTTGTTCTCTATCCCTGCGAAACCAGCAACACGCGTGTTCAAAACACGAATAGCCTCCGGCACACTCATAGGCGTCGCCCGTGAGTACTTGGTTTTCTTCCAGCGGCGTCCACTCCAGGCGGACTTGCGTCCGTACTGAGGTCTGCTGAATCTCTTCCTCTTGCGAGTCATTTTGTTCTTTGTCCCAAGTTGAATCCAGAGACGAAATCTCAAACTCCAAATTGGGACACTTCTGTTTTCTTGAGCTAACCCTTGAGTAACCTCCGTCCCAAGAAGGGGGTGGCCCATATTGCATGCATGTGCAAAAGTAGGTTGCGGAGAAGTTGGGGTAATATTATCCCAACTTCTAGATCGCCAGAAAGGACTTAGAGATTTTTCACAAGTACTTTTCGTTCTAGCCTCCGGCGGTCTTTATATTGATCTTAGTCTCCTCTTCTTAGTTAAACGTGTGTATCCTCAATGAGTGCAGCCCGCTCCAAAGTCGCGTTGCTGTTAGTCACGGCGTACGGGCATGCAAGCATGCCTTTTATTAAGTCTTAGTGAGAGAGAACAATGGTTTAATCGAATAAAGAGTAAGGAAGGATGTCTCCCCAGGTCACTCTTCTTGCCTCTCTCCCTACCATTTCATAAACCCTCCCCTCTAGTCGTCGCTCTAGCTCCTCCTTGTTGGCCACATTTCCGTAATGTTCCCAAGGGGGGAGGCGGGAGGTGATGATAAGTCGCTTGCTTCTGAATTGTGCGCTTCCTCCCTTGATGCTAACCCGAAGCGGGTACTCGTCGATAATACGTAGAAGTTGTCGGTACGGTAAAGACGAGGCGTAGTCGTCAATAACGACGTCCTGTCCGCTATAAGCCTCCCACCATTTGCAGCCCTCAGTGCTGAGGTCCTTGTAGTATGGTGCCGCATCCAGGCTTGCCATAAGGCGTGCACGGTATGATTTACCTGTACCAGTGCTCCCGTAGAGCCACGTCGTCTGTGTAAGAAAGTCACGGGGTTCCATGAGTACAGCCTTCATAGCGTGTACATGGTGATAGTACTTAAAGGTGGCTGCCCGTGTCTCCTCGTTGAGG